CGCCCCTAATTTGTCATTCACTTTATAAAAGGTCTGACTTCCTAATTCGTTTAGGTTTGCTTTGCCTCCATGCTTAGATATTAAGATGTCTATTGCTGACCTTTCGTTTACTATGCCATGTTCCATTTCCTTTGTGCTAACTTCTTTTTTTAGTCCATGTAAATCTAAAGCAATATCAAAGATATAGTTTAGTTTTGTTTTGCCTGTGCCACCTGCAAGCAAGTCGCCTATTTGACTTGCGGTGAACATTCCTTTTCTATCCATTGATTTGTATTCTTTTTTTAGTGAATAGTGCCTTTGCTTTGCTTTTCTCTGATGGTTCTAAGCTATCGTATAACATTTGCAGTTCATCTAAGGTCGTGCAATTATCAACTTTAATTTGAATAGCTGATAAGTCAACCTCAGTTTCTACCATTGGTAAGTCCTCCCCTGCATAGATGTAACTACCTAATCCAAACATAGCTAAATTTTTAGTTAAGCATCTCATTATTGCGGTGTTGATGTCAAACATTGTAGCAGGTTGTATGTCCTTATTAAACTTCTGATATACGATGTGCCTTTGCGCCCTGTTCATGTTATCCATAACAGGCAACTGCATTGGGATTGTTTCGCCATCAATAGTTACTTCGGTCTGAACTAAGTAGCCTAAGTGTTCATCAAATAGGTATGGTCTGCCATCAAAGTTTACTACTCTGTAATTTGCTGAGGGGTAAACCTTTTTAACTTCCGACCACGCCCATATCCATGATAGGTAAGTTAGTCCGTTTTTCTTTTCTACTTTACCATTGCAGTCAATAGACGCTAAGGTATTAAATACTGACTTACTCACTGATTACCTCCTCTCTATGTAATACTTCAACTTTAGTGTTCTTTTTAATCTCTTCTAACTTGTGTTGAGCTAACTCTATACTAAATGCCATTGCTACATAGTTGCTATTTTTGTAAATGTAGTAACCCCATTCGCCGATATTGTTTGAATACTCTCTACGAATTTCATAAACATCTACTTTTTGCTTAGGTGTTAAAGTTTCTTTAACTTCAGTTAGTAACTCGATTAAAAAGTCGGGTGTGTAGTTTACCTCCATTTCTTGATTGTTGAGGTCATTGTTTGCTTTTGTCAAAGCCTTGTCGATTAGTTGGATTGTTTGTTGCATATTGTTTAATTTGGTTTAAAGTGGGAGGGTTGCCCCTCCGTTTGGTTTTATATTCTATTTTGTTCGATTGCTTTAGCTAAACATTTTAAACAAATACTTCCTTCTCCTGTTTCGCTATATACTTTTTTAAATTCATTTGTTTTTGTAATATAGTTAAATCTTCCATTTCTGTTATAATCTCCTAAACCACAAGCTGATTTATGTAATGTTATTTTGCCTTGTCCCATTGACATACCTAAGTGAGTTTTTGTCGTTGTCATATTTGTATTTTTTAATTCGTTATTCATAGAGCAAAGATAATAGTTATTTTGATATAAAAAAATTATTTTTTAAATTATTTTTATTTTTAAGGTAACTTATTGATTAATAACAACATAAATTTTATGTTTTGCTCTGTTAATTGCCCACTTTCAAACAAATAATTAAGGTAATTGTAGTCATAGTGAGTGGCTTTACCCTCTTTAAATACATAAATTAGGTTGTTTTGTTGCTGAATTTGGCAATCGGGTAGTTCTTTTTTAAGTAGTTGTATTATATCCATGATTAAAAAGGTAATTTTTCTGTATTGTTTTCTAAATCCACTTCCTGACTTACTAATTGTTTAACATAATCAATCTGACTTGCAAAGGCATAACGTCTTGTAAACTTGATTAAATTAAAATCTAAAGTGCCTACACTACCTACAATCTTTTGTCGTCTTATTTTTTTTACTTGTAGTTCGCAATTAGTCGCCTGAGGGTCTGAGCCTCTGAATGGTCTATGGTAAATCATTATATTATCCATTTTGTTGTTCCACATTGCCCCTCCTGCTAAGTCGAATACATCAGGACATTCATAATTACCCTGAGGGTCTTTGTTTCTTATTGCTTTAGGGTGTGCCACAACTATAAATGGAATATCGTTTATCTGAGCAAACCTTTTAAAGTCTGCCAAAACTACTTCTAAATACTTATCATCACGCCCTCCTGTTTTTGAATAGTCATTATCCATTTGGTTAAACGGGTCAACTATAACTCCATTAACTTGTTCTTTAATAATCAACTCTAAAAACCTTTCTTTGATATACTCAGGTGTTGATAGTATGTCTTTAGGGTAAACAAAGAAAAAATGCTTACTAATCCAATCATAAACTTGTTCATATAATTCTATTGATACTCTGTTAGAGTTCTTAGGTGTGCAGTCATCTCCAATATACATCTCTACTAAGTCATGATAAAACTCGTGTGCAGGAAAGTCCTCAGGTGCAAACAATGCCCACTTCCAACCTTTCTTAATTGACTTGATAAGTAGTATGTATTTTAAAAATGTTGACTTACCATAGTTACCAATCCCTGACAATAAAGTAATCTCCCCTTTTTTCCACTTCCAAAACTCATCCAACTCAGGCACTTCGGTTGTATCTGCACTTTCATAACCTGAATGATATAGTTTTAATGCAGACTCTTTTACATCTTCGCCAAATATTACATCTTTAGGCTTAACATCTAAGTTAAATATCTGAGGGTCTATTTGCACTTCACTTCTATTAACCCTGTCAATCAATACATCTTTCTCAAAGTATGCACTTCCTGCCTTATTTGCATTTGATTTGTACGCACTTCTTATAGCGTGTTGTGCCTCAATACTACTAAATGAATTATCATTGATTAAGATTGAATTATTTATAAACCTTTCAGTATCGTAATCGGATAAACCAAATCTACAACAAGCACTTGCAAGTTTAAATACAAATAGGTTTCTTTCGCCTGTCACAAAGGCATCTCCTTTATTAGTTAGCCATTTTAAAATCTTATCAAATGTTTTGCCTGAGTCTAAATCTATTTCCTTTTCTAAAACCCTTTCTATTTTTTTAGTTTTTGTGAAAGGCTTTACATTGTCATTAATAAAAATATCTTCATCAAAACTTTCATAGCACACTCTCGCAACATTAACCCCTGACCTGTCTATTTGTGGGAATATTTCCTGCAATGAGGCAAAGTGTTCTTTATGTTTATCTCCACTTGCAATCTTTACTAAGGCTTTAACTCCATTGCCTGAGGGACTAACCCATGTAGCTTTTATAAAGTCCTTAGCAATTAACTCATGCTTTAATGTTTCAACATCGTCTACATCATCAAAGTCCAAAACTATAAAACCTGAATGACTTACAATCAATTCATCTTTTCTTTCTCCGTTAAATATTCCTGAGAAACAAACTGAGGGTAAATTCTTTTTAAGTTCGTTTGACCTTTCTTTGTCAAGTGCTGACCTAATCAATTCAACTTGTTTTTTTGACCTGCCTTGTTTTATTCTATTCAGGCAATCATCTATTGTAATAAAGTGAGGTTCTTTATTAAAGATGTTTTTGTATATCGTACATTGTTTATCCATAAGTTTTTTCTATATTTTTAAAATTAATTTTATTAGTTGGCATTGGTGGAAGTCTAAGTATTATTTCATCATTCCAACATTTATTATTTAACCATGTTTCAGGGTTCTTTCTAAATTCTTTGTCAGGAGTTGTTACAACATAATTAGGAACAACTTGCAATATCTTTTCTATATCAGGCAAATCTAACTTTAAAAACTTTTTCATGCAAACATCTCTACCTACTTTCTTATCATACATAGTCCAAAAATTTTCAAACAATTTCTCTTTTATATCTTTATTACTTCTATCTTTATTTAGAATATCTTTATTGGGTAAAGTTTCTTTACCGCCCCCCATACAAGTTTCTTTACCGCCCTCCGATAAAGTTTCTTTACCACCATTCAAAATTGTTTCAATCTTTTGTTTGTTAATCATATACCGATTAAAAGTAATGTGATTGATTGTTGTGCTATCTTTTTTAATAAGTCCTTTTATAGACAAATCAATTAAAGACTTCATTGCAGTTGGCTTACTACAATTTAACCACTTGCAAATGTAATTTAATGAGCCTGTAAATTCTGAGTTTCCATCTTGAGTAAATCCATGAATTAAGGCAAAAGTTAATAGGGTGTTTCCGTTTAATTTTAATTCTTGTACCATCCACCCCTGTATGGTAATGTAATTATTTTTTATGTTCATAGGTGTTAAATAAAAAAACCTCAATCCCAAGTCGATGGGCATATCGAACTTGGAACGAGGTTTAATGTCTTTGTTTATTAATTAATGATAATGCCCTATCATTTAAACACTTTGCAAAGTTAATTAAAGTTTTTACATTTCCAAACTTTATTTTATTTATTTTTTGAATGAGATATAAATACCTACTAAAATCATGACGAAAGCAAACCAAATCCACTTAGTCCAATTAGGTATTTCTTTTTTAGTGATGACCTTATTAACCCTGTAAAATTCCTTTATTATCGTATCTTTAGTTATTGTCTGCCATAACTCTTTAGTTTTCCATCTGATTATCGTCTTAACTTTAACCCCTCCACTATCTACATAAAGCGTATCAAATTCATTATTAGTTTTGAATTGTACGAAAGTATCGTACACCTGACCGAAAGTAGTATCGTAAAACTTAATAGTATCGTTTTTAAAGCACTTTAATGCTATTGCCTTACGACTTACCCTTTCACACTTTTTTGATGCGTTACAAGACGAAAGAATTAATAGTAATAAAATAAATTTATAAGCAAACCAATAAAATAATTTATCAGGCATTTTTTTAAATAATTTAATTTGTCTAATTGTGTATTTCATGACGATAAAATTAATGCAATAAAACTTATTAATAAAGCTACTTTTAATATGGTTCTTAAATACGGGTTCATTTTATTTTTAATTGAGCAATAACAAAGTTAAGAACACCAACTAATACAAGTATAATTCCCTTAATAGTTTGCTTTAAAGTATCTTCAAATGGAAACATCTCTATTGCCTTACTCTCTTCAATAGCAATTACACATAGATATACGATGTTAAGTATTCCTAATATCTTAGTTTTTTTAGTTAGTTTCATTTGATTACTAATATTTGTTTTCTATTTTTACCTTGATTAAATGAGATGTGTACCCATGAGAAATTAAACTCATTTATGATTTGGTCAAATTCTAAATTAGCAACCGCCCAATCAAATATTTTTTTATTTTCTTCAACACTTCCTGCATCAATATCTATTGCTTTACCCTCCATGTGTTGTGATGTCTTACTGCCTTTTATTTTAGTGTTTAAAGCCTTGCATCTAAAAAAGGAACTAACCCTTAATGGCTTACCATAGAACTCTCTAATCGGGTCAAAACAAAGTCGAGCAACTATCTTCATGTTACTTAGTTGTTCTTCATTTGGTGTGTTGTCTATTTTATGCCTTGTTGCGGTTTGACTTCTTACCGCCTCATTGTAGGTTATAAATTTGCTAATCATATTCTTTTGATAAGTGGTTTTAAAAAGTATAAAAGTATTCCTGCACAAAGGCACTCAACAAAGAATGTCAGCACAAAAAATGTCAGTCCAATAATGACTAACATAAATGTGAGGTTCGCTAAAAATTCTATAAATTCGCTGATTAAATAATTCATTGTTTAATTCTTAATAGTTCTTCTATTCTTGACTTTTCGCAATTTAATAATTTTATTTCTAAATCCTCTATTTGTTTTTCTAATTTAATTCTCATTTCTTTTTGTTCTAATTTTAATTCATCTTTTAATCTTTCATAAGCATTATACTGAAGATAAATAACCGCCCCTAACAAGATAGCTATTAACCCCTGCTTTTTTAAGCTATCAAATAAAAATTGCCAATCAAATATCATCTGTATCTATCGTCTAATTTAATTATCAATATTATCTTTTGTAGCCATTTTGGTAGGCGGATTTTCATCATTTTCTATGGATTTTATACTATGATTATGGTCTAACAAATGTAATATAAAATCTAAAACTTTCCCAAAGTATGACAATTTACCCATTAATTTATTTTTTCCTAGTACAGAACTAATAGTTTCATCAGGGTTTCCAAACTTATGACCACCTGTTTTAATCATCACATCATTGAACAATTTAGCTAAAAAACTATTAGCGTGTTGGTCGGTCGCTAATGCACATCTAAATAAATATTCATCTAAACTATGCCAACCACTTTTAATAAGGGTTAAAACAACTGAGTAAGTAAATGCAATCGGATAAATAACCCCTGCTAAAAAAATTGATACTAAAAATAAAATAAGTCCTATCATAAAATAACTAAATTATTGTTTATTACTTGAAGTTCTACATAGTCCCACAACGGCATCAACGCTCGTTTTAAATCTTCGTAATTACCACTATCTAACTCTGCTCTAAATTCAGTCCACATGAAATAAGCAAGATTAACTACCTTATCATTATTGTGAGTGTCTAATGGTATTTCAAAACCACTTAATACAAACTTATCCTCGGGGAATGCCCATTGATAAATCTCAGGGATTACGACTGCATAAGGACTTAATGGTGGTGGGGTATAATCTACTTCAAATGCACTTAATTCTAAATCTACAATTTCATAAGTTAGGGTTTCAAATATCTCAGGAAATTCTAACAAAGCATTTTCACTTGTTGCAAATTTACCAATGTGTTGCCCTGATTTTATAGGTGCTGCGTAAAAGGTATTTACTCCTTTTTGCGTTCCGTTGTATTCTTGTGTATTTATTAATATCATACTTGTCTGCCTAATGTTGTTTGAAATGTTTGTACTGCATTGTAATGGTCAACCTCTTGTGCTAAACTCCATGCTTTCATAGATGCTGCATAAGCGTAATTTCTTGCAGTATTCCATTGTGGTGCGTTAGTCCCTCCACTCCATTGTCCTCCTACACATATTGCACTAAATTGTGTAGGTTGTTGAGATGGTGATTTACTATTTATGCCTCCCGTTAAATTAACCCCATTTCTTGCTAACCCATCAGTTGCACCACCTAAGTATGTGGAAAACAAACCAAGTGCTGACCCTGTATATGCGTTATTATGAACATAAACAGAAGCCCCTCCACCCATTACTGCATCTTGATAATTAGCAGAAGTTCTAATCATTATCCTTGTAATTTCTATTAGATTATTACTTACGCCTCCAATATCTGTATTTAAATTACTTCCACTTGCACCATCTGTTCTCGAATAAACAGAAACAGCAAATCTATCACCACCATTTGCAAATTGGTCAGGGATAAGAGGAATAATCATTGCATTGTTTGAACCATTTGTTGTAATTCCATTAGCATTATGGGTAGGACTTCCTTGAAATCTTGCCAAATTCGCTGATGATTTTCTAAATGGGTATTTTAAATTTACTGCATGGTCATTAGCATTGCCATTAACTAAAGGATGTATAGTATAAAACTCATCCCATAATCCCGCTGCATTAAGGTCATCAACTAAATCTATTATAGCGGTTTGTATTGTAGAACTTGGTGCAGTTAATTGGTTTAAAAATATATCTGCAAAGTCAAAAGGGGTTAAAGTTCTTAAATCCCATGTTGCATTTGCGCTTACTTGTTTAGTTGGAAATGCGTTTCCAAATCTATCAACTAAATCTAAATCATAAGAACCGCCACCCGCAGGTACTACAATATCAATAGTTCTACCTGTTATTGTAAATGAAGTTGGGACTGCGTTAGTAGTTACATTAATAGTTCCTACACTTGGAATAAATCCACTTGCAACCCCGTTGTTTTGAATTTCTTGATTAGGTAGTATTAAAGTTCCTCCACTCGGTACACTATTAGAATAACTTGCATCACTATTTTCCACTGCACCATTGGCACATATTGGATTATCTGTTATTATGGTTAATTTATTATTTGGTAAACTCATTCCAATTACTATTTTTATATTTGTATAATACTACATTTTTCCAAACACCACTTTTATAAACTCTTAATCGATAAAGATTAAAACTTGGACTTACATAATAGTAAACCATTAAAAAGTTTATTTGCAAAGTTACATTTTTTCCCGTTAAATTATATACATTTTTATTTGCAGTTAAAGAGTAATTAATTGTGCTACCTGATTTAATTAAATTTGCATCCTTACCACTTAATGTATAAGTCCCTTTACTTGCACTTAATGTTTTACTTATTCTAAAATCAACATCTTTTCCCGAAAGTGTAAAATCCCCTTTATTTGCAGATAATGTTCGACCTACTTTAAAGTCTGCGTTTTTCCCTGATAATGTATAAACGCCTTTCTCACTTGATAAAGTTCTGCCTACTTTAAATTCAGCAGCCTTGCCCGAAAGTGTAAAGTTGCCTTTTTCACTTGCAATACTTCTACCTACTTTAAAGTTAGCATCTTTACCACTTAAACTATAAGTACCTTTACTTGCAGTTATTGAATAACTAACTGAACCTGCCGAAAAGGTTAATGTAGCATCTTTGCCTGTTAAGGTATAATCTCCCTTACTTAAAGATAAATTATAAGAAGTTGAGCCTGAACCTACTATTGGTAGTAGTTCTAATTCAATCTGCGCCCCATCAAATAATCTTCTTGTTGCCATTTTATACTTCTGATAATATTAATGCACCTGTTAGTGATGTTGATACTGCAGAAAATACACTAATTGCAAGGCAAGCATCAGGGTCTATTTCTGCCAAAGAACCGATAATGCAACCTGTACTAACTGAATCTAATGGCATTGCACCTGTTGCATTTTCCAATGAAATCATTGCTAAAGGCTTGAACATACACACCCCAAAATTGCCTGCCGTTCCTGTGGTGGCAGTAACGGTTACTGATTCAATACTTTCCACACCTGTATCACCTGCTTGTAATGGGATAGGAATTAACACACCTACTTCTCGAAAAAAACCTCCACCAAATGTTGTGGCAGTAGATGTTCTACCACTCACTCCCGATGAATTTGTGTAACTTATTGTTACCGTTGTGTAGGTTGTCCCAATAATGGTATAAACTACAATTCCCGCCATAACTCCCTCACCCGATGTATATCTTGTTAATGGTGCGGTTGGTAAGTTGGTTGTTTGAGCTGTTGTTAAAGTAGCATTCAGTCCTCCGCTAACATTTAACAAATCAACTAAAAGCATACCGCCTGCGCCAAATGTTGAAGTATTAAATCTACCGCCCAAAAATGTAAGTCGCCCTGTTGATATGTCAGGGATAGGTCCGATTGATTGTGCAGAATCCTTATTAAGAGCAACGCTTGTAGTAGGTACGGCAGGTGCAGGATTAAAAGATTGCCAACTTGCGTTCAATCGCAAAGTTCTAGCGATTGATGTGGATAGCTGAAAATCTGCAACACGATTTTCTTTTAGCTTTTCTACATATTCATCAAAGTCTGTTAGTGCCATTATTTTTCAATTGTTGCTAATGAACCAAATAATTCAGGTGCAGTTGCAGCACTTGGAATAAACATTAGTGCTAAACAAGCATTAGGGTCAATAACGGGTATGCCTGGCAATCCTGTTGTGTAATCTCTCCACCCCATTGTACCACCTGCACCTACAGGAATCCAAGCCAAAGGTTGAGCAATGGTTATACCAAAGTTACCTGCAGTTCCCGTAGTAGCAGTTAATTGTATTTGCTCTATTGCTTGTATTCCACTATCACCCGCTGCTAAAGGTATTCTCTGCATTCTTGATACTTCACGGAAACCCGTTGCACCTATGTTAATAGTTGAAGTTCTTGAACCTGTCCCTGCTTGGTTTGTGTAGGTCATTGTAAGGGTTGTAGATGTTGTTCCTATTATTGTATATATTTCATAGAATGCTATGTTACCTGCACCTCCCGTATTCCTTGTTAATGCAGGACTTGGAGTTGACCCTTGTATTGTTTGTGCAGATGTTAAAGTTGCATTTAACCCACCCTCGTGAAATAACCTATCGTACAATAAATACACGCCTGCAACTAATGGTGTAATACTTGCACCTATTAAGTGCTTATCTCTACCACCACCTGCGGCAGTAAATGGTATTGCTCCATTAGTTGATTTAGTAGGTATTTCCCCCACTGTTGGGACTGCACCCTTTGCAGGCATTCCGTCATACTCCCACAAAGAACATCCTCTACCTGATATTGGTGCGGTTGCTGCAACCCCTGCGACTCTTGGCACTTTGTGAAAAAAAATATTTTCAGGTGTACCACTATTGCCGCCTGTTTGTCTGTTAATTAAATCGGATAAGTCTGTTATTGCTGCCATAGTATTATACTATTTCTATTAATTTTTGAGCATCTGTAAAGTCGATTGTAAATGTATCTCCATTTGCCATTGTAACCCCACCTACACCATAGTCATAATATCCTATCAATGGGTCAGCAGGAGATGTTGGAGTGTCATTGTAAATAACTACATATCTAAAGGTAGGAATTGCACCACTTGCAGTTAATGTCAAATCTACTAAAACAAGCGAATATGTACCACTTGTTTGCGTACTTGATGTAGTCGTGATGTTTCTTGTAGATAACCCTGTGTAAGAAATTTCAGTAATTGCTGAAAGGGTTGCATTACTTGCAGTAGGTGCAGTATTTGTTAATGCTACTACTAATTGATTTGAACCGAGATTGTGAACTCCGTTTGCTAAGTCCGCCACAAAGGCGTTGAATTTGTTGAATGTTGCCATTTTTTATTTATTTATTTTTTTTATTTTTTAAATCGGTTGTAACCATATATCGTTTTCTGATGGAGATAATGGTGCGGTTGCACTTATTGTTAATGTGATGCCTGTTCCAATTACTACGTTGGTATTTGAAAGGGCAGTTAAGTTAAGAGTATTCATAGAATATGCCAAATAACTATCCGTTAAAATAACACTACCCAATGGGTCTTCTACTTCTACATTAAAATCGTCTAAGGTTATATTTTTCGTTTGTTGTGCTAATAAATTTACTGAGTCTAAGGTTACGTTTGCAGTATCTTTTAAAACTGCTATTGAGTCTGAAATACTTATATTCTCAGTTGCCTCTGCTAAGATATTTTCAGTCTTTAAGGTTGCACCAACTGAGTCCTTAATAACTGCAACACTATCATTAATCGTGATGTTTTCACTTGCAGTTGCTAAGATGTTTTCGCTTTTTAAAGTTGTTCCTGCACTATCCTTAATGACCGCTACTGAGTCAGCAACATTATAGCTATCCGTTCCTTGTGCTAATATAGACCTACTACTTATTAAAGTAGATGCGCTATTGTTTACATTTAAAGTTGAATTGCTTATTGCTTGGGTTAAAGTTCCACCACTTGGGATTGTTCCCGTATAAAGAACATTGCCTAAGCTATCTTCAATCGTGTATGTAGCATCTGCACAAGCACCACCTGTATTAACTATCCATTCGCCACCGATTAATGAGCCTACTAAAGCCCCTAATTGGTCTTTAACTACTACATTAAAGTTAGTATCACTTGGTGCATTGCCATAAACAACTGAATTAATTAGTATTCTTGCATCTTTGCATGGGTTTGTTGGACTTGGAATAGCTGAACTTAAAGGAATTGCACAACTATTAAAGTCATAAAATTCCTCAATTCCAATATCTACAAAATGCCCCGTTACTTCATCGCCCCATTTCTCCCAAAATGGAGTGATTGTATTTGAACTTGTAATAGAAAAACGCTCATTTGTGCCTAACTTCATCCAATAAGCTAAGGTATCTAAGGCTATTAATTGAGTGTCACTCTCTACTTCTAACTCATTACCCTCTGATTTAAGCACTCTGTCCGCTATTACTACTCTGTAATTCCTTGTATAGCTTGTTCCTGATAGACTTCCGCCTAAAGGATAGACTAACATCAAAGGATATATTAGATTTTCGTAGGCTTGTTGTTCAAATTCTTGGGCATAAAGAAAAGAATGGATTTGATAGTGTCCACTTGCAAGAAGTTCAAACTCACTTTTTATTTCGTTGGCTGTCTTTTGCATTACTTTCAATTACTTTGATTAGGTTCTTTTTCTTAAATCCGTACTTCTTACAATCCTGCTCGGATAGTTTATAAATATCTACCTTTTTTTCTTCTTGCATTGTTTACATTTATGTTTGGGATTTCTGAATAATTTTTAGCACAACTAAATAACGGATAATCTGTCGAATTGTCAACCAAATAATCCACTAAATTGACACGATAATTCTCAGCTATGTTTCTGTACTTAGTTTGAATTATACTCATGCCTGTATTATCTAAGGGTTGAGCATTGTCGCTACTACCTACCATTAAAGCCTTATTTTTTATCTTGTAATTGACATCTATTACTAACTCACTAACTACTTTATTGATTAGATAAGGTTGAATGTAGTCAGTTAATAAGGTAGTATTTAAAGCGCTTACACTTTCAGCATTAACCTGAGTGATTAACTCAGCATACAAGTCCTTACCTATTACTTGCTTAAGGTATATGTCTTGAACCATTATTAAAGTAGGTTGCAATAGTTTACTATCTACATTCTCATTGATTACTGATTGGTCTTTTATAACCTCTATCGATATAAATTGTGGTGTTAAACTCATACTATTTTTTTCTTACTATTACTTGAGCCCAATGATGCCTGCATTGTGGAAAGTTTTGGTCTAAATCACTATTGTGATACCAACCACCTTTATATTTCCACACATCGGTATTGTATTCTTTCATGTCATTGTTAAGACTATCTATTTCCTCTCTTGAGTATATTCTTTCTTGTCCTAATAACTTTGCACAAAAATCTCTATTCTTACTATCTTTAGGTCCTGCATATTTCCACTTAGTTTCAAACTCTATTAAGGTCTCAGGCTCAACAACTTCTTTAATGTCAAAGTTAGGTGCAGTTTGTGAACCGCCCAAAGTACCACCTACTAAGTTTTTTTCAATTAACTTTTGCAATGCTTTTTCAACATCAAAATCCAAATCTTTTTTAGCTCTGTTAATGTCCAACTTTTTTAAATTCTTATCAATGATATATTTTAAAAGCGCATCTTCATCACTTGCAAATTCAAACTTATCTGCACTTAATCCTATTAATGCAAATTTAGACAAAATAATTGAGTCCATGTTAGCATCTAAATTCTTTTTTTTAAAAGTTTCAGTTGGAGGTGTTGCAACTTCGGGTGCTAATTGTTCGCCTCCTTGTTCAGGTGGTAAGCCTACTAATGCTCTAATCTCATTTGCAGTCATTGACGCAATAACCTTGTTAGCTACTAATGGACTTAATGAGTTAATAGCCTCAGTAACTTCTGCTGCACTATCAGTTGTTTTCTTAACTACCTTATTCAAACCTATATTAAATTGTCCCTCAATTAAATTTCTCATTTCATCTCTTGTTAAAGATGCCATTAACATTCCATCCGTTATTTCTATACCTAAACCTTTTAATGGTTCAATTCGTAAAACGGGACTTAATCCACATTCTTTTAAAACCCAATTTATTTCTTTTTCGTACCTTTGTTGATTAGGTTCAATGTAGTTTAAGTTTAACATTTGCCACGCTAAATCAATCTCACTTCTACCACCTAACTGACCCTCTGTTTTAATACCAAATAACATTGCGTTCACAACTTCGTGACCTCTTATTATTCTATCCTGAACATCTTGTTTTAATGACTCAAATTGCTTATCTAAATCAGTCGGCTTAATACTTTCAATCTTAGGTGCTTCTGTATTAAGGTCTGCAAACTGAATCATGATTTGTCCTGCATTGTCTGTATTGCAAAACTTGTCGTAAAACTTGCGTTCAATTTCGTCTTGTTCTTGTGGACTTGGCACACCACCCATAAGGGTAATCATTGCACCTGCACTAAATCCTGTCTTTACATTTACTAAGTGAAAGTTACTTACTTCAATATCAGTTTCAATATCAACTATTGAGGCATGATATTCGGGCAAAGGGTAGCCTCTGAACTCAGGTCTATAATCGGGAAAATAAACTAATTGAACTCCATCTTTTTGTTTAGGGTCAAATGGTTTTATTGCCTTTACATCTTTAGGTAATTGATTGAATTTACTTTTAAAGTTTTTCTTTGTTGATTGGTTTTTAGTCCACTCTTTTGAAACATAATAAATTTGACCACTTACACTCAATCTTACTTGTTCATAGGGTTGATGAAAAACACTCATTAATTTACCACCCACAAAAAGTAATTTTAAATAATAACCTCCAAATATTTTAGAGTCTATTATTGCTTTTTTCATTAATTCATCAAAGGAGTCGTTTGGGTTTGGATTAGCTAATAGTTGTCTTAACTCTGCACTCTCAAATCCGTTCTTTATTGTCCACCCTTGCCCATTAATAAACCTTACCTTACCATTAACAATAGCGTGATGTAAGCCACATCTATTATAAAGATAAGTTAAATAATCAGGGTACTCATTATTCGTGCCATTGATAATAAATTGTTCGCCATTGTTTTCAATAAATTCAGGGGTTTTGTGTTCGTACATTGGTACTGAACTAAAGGCGTATTTACGCTCCAAAGACTTTTCTTGTTGTTGTTCCATTTGTAAAAATTATTCTATCGGTTAAAATTTTATCGTATCTCATTATCCCTGTTTCTACCATTTCATTAGACAACTTATAGTCTAAATTAGTAGTTGACACTTGAGCGTAGATGTAGTATTCGTATTCATCTCCTAAACTTAATTTTAGTTGACCTAATAAAGGATTGGGAGTAGTTGTTTGCGTAGTTATGGTAAACTTGTTATAACGTGTTTTGTAGGTGCTTGTATCCGATTGAATACATACATATTCCACGTTGGTCTGCTTGTTGACAAACCTAAATAAGTAAGTAGGTGCGTTAATCGTTGTCTTTTCAGTCAACGTTAAGACTACTATGTTGGCGGTATTTTCTTGTAATAATATCATATTTTAAAAAAAGGGGTGTCAATCTCTCAACACCCCCTCCCCATTTATGAAAACAACACTTTATGCTATCAATGCAGCAATAGCTGATGACTCAATTTTAAGGACATCAAGTTTTTCCTCACCTGTCAATGTGATTACATAGCCACTCATGTCGGCTGCTGCAGTTCCTGTGGCATATCCACCCTCAGCTATCTGTAATCCTCTTGAAGTTCCAAATAACCAATACTCTCCATTCTCATCTAAAACAATAGCAGCAACTGTCTGAGCAGCTAAAGCCATCATTTCGTTACGTTTGGTTATATCGTATTTCGGTAAGTTCATTGTTACGTTCTGAGCAAAGAAACGACCACCTACTGCTCTATCCCCACTTGGTACAGATGTTGCTGAACCTCCACCCATTGGTACTTCATAGGCGTAAAACTTTTTACCACCCACCATAGTGATGGTTGCAATGCCTGATGAAACCGCAGGTGTTCCGATACCGCTTAACTCTGCCAAATAGATTTTGGATATACCGCCCTTTGATGAGCGGCAATCCAAACTAAATCCTGTGCTTAATATACAACTCATAAGTTATAAAATTAAAGGGTTAAACTAATTTAAAGGTAACTAACTCATCACCGAAACGTATTTGAGTTCCTAATTTAGCAATCAATCTAGCTATAATAGTATTGTCTTTACGCTCGTAGAATACATCTAAAGACTCATACTCATTCGGTGCATCTGTACCAATAACATAGTTTGATTTTCTTGTTAAGTGAATACGATTTGTACCTGTCAAGCCATGTAAAGCAGTTACTCTTAATCCAAATGATGGTATAATGATTGAACCTGTCGCATAAGGACTAGCCTCCTCAGTTGCACCATAGTGGAAATTGTTTAGAGTGAAGTACGCTTGTAACAATTTTCTGAAAGTATCCCAACCACAAACGAACTCCAAATCAGTTTGACCTGCTAAAGCGTTAGGGATTAAGTTAACCATACCATTGAAAATTCCAATTACGTTACCTGTGGTAATACCTGTACCTGTTGAGATTGAAGTAGGGTTACCATTGATTGGACTTGCAGCGTCTATGATTTGATTAAAACCAATTACACCACTTGCACCACCTGTTACACCTTGCCACAATAACACCTCAACTGCTGCTGCTACCTTTGCAGAATAATACTCAGCGAATGCTGCCTCAATCGGCATATTCTCATAAGTAGAACCTTGTGGTAAATATTCTTGAGTGTAGAAAGTTTCTAAATCACTTGGACAGAAAGTCTTTTGGTCGTAGAACGGATATACTTGAATTTCTTTTTTGTCGAAAATCACATCACCTGATGAAGTTAATCCACAACCCTCTTTTGCTCTTAGAGTAACATCTACATCCATGTAGTTTATTTGCTCTTTGAACTTGATGCCTGATTGTACTTGTCCGCTTAAGTAAGCAGAAGTTGCTCCACTAAATACTGCTTTAGTAAAAAGCTCTAAGTTTGTTTGGTCAACGTAAGCAGTTAAGTTATCGGTATCAAAACCGAATTTTAATTTTAAATTTGCCATTTTGTTTATTATTTTATTTTTGTTTGTTCGTATTTGAATTGAGCAGCTAACCCATCAATGTATGATTTAGGTTTAGATTGAGTGTTGAATGAATGTTGAGTAGGTTCAGCAACTAAAGTTTTAACCAATTCCAAAACATCTTCAGTTAATTTGTTAGACTCTTTAATTTGTGCGCTAAATTTCTCTTCTACTTTGTTGATTGAACTTTCAAAGTTAGATTTCAACTCTGCATTTTCAGTTTCCAATTTAGTAACCATTTCAGTTAGTTTTTGAATAGCCATTTCTTGCTCAGTCATTGGTTTAGCAACCGCTACAACTTGACCACCCTCAATGCTAATTACTGTGCCATCTTCAAAGGTATGTTCGCCATCAGGTGCAGCCGTTCCATCTTCCAATAGTACGATTGTTCCCTCAGCAAGTTCGCCCTCGTACATTACTTTAGTTCCATCGGTCAACATAGCCTCAGCCATTTTAACCTCTTCATCTTTTTTCTCTTCAGGTTTTACATCTTCTGAAAATAGAGATTTTGCTTTTGCTACTAACTCGTCGAGTTTTGATGTAGCTACTTTTTTATCTGTCATATTTATTATTGTTTGAAATTCTTTTAAAAATGTTTGCTCTGAAAATTCCTCTTTAGTCGCAAAGTTGCCCTCAATACTAAAGCCTTTAACGATGCCTGTCTTTACATAATCGTTCCACACTTGCTCATTGTTTACTTTAACAAATGCGAATAAGCTACCATTTGGCAACTCTTCAAATCCTATCGGAGTATTAACCCCTAACTCAGTATTGATTATAAAGAATTGTTGAATGTGCATGTCTGCCAATTCTTTCTTTGCATCGTGTTCAAAATTAAAGGCAGTTAGTTTATTGTTCAGTACCATCCTGTCCGCTAATTGCTCAATAGTTTCACTACTAAATTTAACAAAGAACTCTTTACCATTCATGTTACGATACATTGGGAAGTCAGCAACCATTAAAGCACCTGCTAATATTCTTTTATCTTCGTTATGTGTTTTGAACTCGTAAGACTTATGCTCTTTAAAAGCCATCCAATTACGTTGAATTGCAGGGTTTTCTACCAATGCAGTGGCATCCACGCCCTGCTCTAAATCTTCTAAGGTTAATTCGATTATTGGTAAGTCCATCTACTACATAAAACAATCTTAATTTTTTATTATTGTTTTTTAGATTATTGTACTATATTTGTAATGTTTTTAGCGATTGTTTTTCATAGTAGAAGTGCCTCTCATTTGGGAGGCATTTTTATTGTATTGTTGCCTGAGTAAATATTCCGTCTACTTTTCTAGTCACTGACCTAATATCAGTTTCTGTTACAAAAACTTTCGTAGCAGGTTGCTGAGTTGGTTCGTTAGTAGTTTGACTTCCTCTTATGTTGGGAGGTTGTACAGAACCACCGCCACCACCACCACCTGCTGAACCGCCTCCACCACTTGAACCTTTAGCACCGCCTATTGTAGTTGCTGCAACTTGTGCTATCCCTAAACCTGCTCTTATGTTTGCTAATGTTTTAAATGTTGTTTTAATAGCAGTACCACCATCGGGCAATAATGACCATGCAGGATTAGCATTGTAGGCTGAAACCTCTCTTTGACGATTGATTAATATTCCTGCTATTGCTGCACCTTTCTCAACTGCTAAGGCTGCTATTGCAACTGCTTTATTTTTACCTGCTAATTGACCTAATAAGTCTGCGGTCTGATTAGCTATACCTAACTTAGCATTTTGAATAGATTGTGTTGCTGCTATTTCTGCATCTGCTAAATCTTTTATTCTTTCTTTTTCTTTTTCGTCTTTTTCTTTTTGGTCTTCTTTAGCTTTTTCGTCTTTCTCTTTTTTCTTTTCGGCTGCCTCCAATCTAAACTTTTCATTCAATGCGGCTGCATCCTTTTCAAAGTTTTCTCTAATTAGTTTCTGAGCATCTAAATCTCCCTTTAATAGTTCTTGTTTCTTTTCAGCCTCTTTTTGCAACTCCATCAATTCTAATTCAAATTGAGTTTTGCCTCTTAATCTTTTTGCCTCTTCTTCGTCTGCAACTATCTTTTTTAATTCCTCTTGATGTTTCTTTTCCTCTTCTGCCTTTTTATCGTTTGCCTCTTTTTTCTTTTTAGCAGCATCCTCACTTGCCTTTTTATCCTTTTCTGCACCATCTTTTATTCTTGTTGTTTCCTCAGCATCTAATACCCTTATGGCTTGTACCATTTCATTGTAGGCTTTTATTTCATCTTGAGTTGCACCCTTTTTAAACGCTGCTATTTTTAAAGTTTCTAAGTCATTAAATAATAGTTTTCTTTTAGCTAAGTATAACTCCCTTGCACTTGCACCATTAGCCTCCATCAACTCTATTTCATCTTTCATTTGTTGACTTCTAACTGCCCTTTGTTTTGCTGCGGTTTCCTCTTGTCTTTCAGCCTCAGAACTTATGCCTACAAAGTCCATGACTGCATTTTTAACCTTAGTAAATAGTTCGCCTAAATGTGACAATCCCGGTATGAAATCTAATACTACCTTTTTAATCTTACCAAAGTTAGCTATTAATAAACCAACTGCTGCAACTATTAAACCGATACCTAAGGCTGCCCCTGCAATCCTCATTAACTTTAAAGCACCCGTACTTGTACCTACTGCTGCTGCATATCTTGTTTGAACAAAGGTTAATACTTTAGTCTTGGCAGTATTTAAAGCCACCATAGCAGCACTATCACTTTGAAGTGTAGCGTTTACTTGTTGCAATCCATTTAATAAAGCGGTTGCCCCTTGTAACTTAACTAAGGTTTTCTGTAAATCTTCATTCTCAGAACCAAACAAAGCCATTGCACCTTGAGCCGCTGCAAATCCACCTACTATGCCCGTTGCCATATCTCCAAAACCTTTTAACACTACATCTGCACCATCAGTCGCTAAAGCCTTAACACGATTATTTACATCGATAATAGTATCGGATAGTTTACCTGCTCTTGCGGTTGCCTCATCAAATGCCTTACCCGTTAGACTTCCACTTGCTAATTCATTCTTTAACTCCCTTAATTCCTGTTTGAGTGTTTTTGTTTTTTCGGCTGCTTTGCCGACTGAGTCGCCTCCCTTTATATCTACCGTTAATTGTACATTTTTTGCCATTATCTTATTTTAATTATTACTCCACCATCCATTAAATATTCATGTGTATTATTGCCTGAAAACTCTTCAAATAAAGTACCATCAAAATTATTAATTATTACTTTGTGTGATGTATTAACATGTTTAACAATATACAATTTGCCCGTATTCAAATCAGGGTCAGGCATTGTTATAGTTAAGTTTCCTGCGGTTGTATCAGCCAATATATAAATTGGACTACCCTCGCCACCTGTTAAAATTAAGTTAGTTGTAGTAGTGATGTATCTATATTGTAACATTACAAGGTTATCCTTGTCAGGTGGAATATAAGTCACACCGCCTCCCGTTAATACATTTGACCTTAACACTAAATCCCCTCCTTTTACTCTATCATTAAGGTTGCCCGTTTCATGATACAAATCAGGATTAGTTCCCCATGCACCTGAACCTCTTCCTCCCCTTGTTGTTCCGTTTGATTTTTCAACCGCATCAATAGGGGTTAATTTTAAAAAAGTACACTTAGTGGTTTCTTTGCCATTGTAGTCACTCATTTCATATAGTCGGTAATGGTTGCCATCTATTTCATAAATCGGTCTTAAACTTAAATTGTGAACATCAAACGGGGTTAAGTTCACATAGCACTCTAACATCTTACTATTTTTATTATTAACTTCTTCTAATCCTCTTTTGTGATACTTATTGTATAATCCCTGATTACTTACTACTACTTGTCCGTTTTCGTTTGTGTAAAATACTTCCTGAGGGGTTGCAAAACATAAATCATTATTAGGGTCAGTTGTATTATCAAATGTAGAAAGGCTTGGATAAGTTAATCGGGTTGTTCTATTTGTCCCTACACCATCATCTCCAAAGTCCCAAGCATCTCCTGTTAATAATCCATTGTAGTACATTATCTTTGGCTTACTCTTATCGTTTCTAAAACCTTTGTTTACATCGTCTTTTAAGTCCGTTGCTAAAGGTCTATATTGTCCTTGTTTGGGGTCTGAGTTCTTTGCTACTACCATAAGACTAAAAGGTATCTTTACTTCCTTAGTACCTTGTAAGAAATCGTTTTGAACATCTACATTAACATCTCCAAATACTCTACCATTTCTTTGATTGTAAAGGTTGTTATAATAGTCTTTGTCTAAATCATAAGTAAAGTTAAAAAACTTTTCTTTTGCCCCTCCAATAGGCTTTACAGTAAACTCCTTATTGTAATCTATCTTATAAGTCCAATCTATTATTTCAGAAGTATAGTAATTATCTCTCGGCTCGATTAAGTATGTAAGGTAGCCTCCTGAGTTCGGGTCGTTAGCTTTAAAGTAGTAAGGTTCAATATACATATTAAACATCTTAACTAATCCCATTACGAAATCCTTTTGAGTCATTTCAGAACTTAGCAAACTATTGACATTGATAGTATCTCCTAATCCATAATCCTTAGTTAAAAATATATCAAATCTTGAATTATCTATTGACACCTCAGTACCACCTGATTGGTTTTTCACTACCCATTTATAATTAGTAGCACTTGTTAATAGTTGCCCTATCTTTTCATTTTGTACGTTTATTTGTATTGAGGCATTATTTGCTAAACTACTTGTTAATACGTGTTGATGTGTTATAACTCCTGCAATAACATTGCTTGTAGTTACTAACAATACACTAAATGAAAACACGCTACCACTTGGCAAAGTACCACCACTTACATTCTTTAAAACAGGATTTAAGTTTAATACTATATCATAGTCTGCAGTAATATCTACATTTAAAATACCCGTTGTATCGTCATATTGACTTAATCCATCTTGTTCTACTACATCAAATATAATATCATTGTTAGTGTATAAATTAAATGTACTACCATTTGTATTAAAAGGGAATAACCCACTTGTTGTAATTGAATAAGCACAAAGACTATTTGATATTTCAGTATCAGTTCTTACCATGCCATTACTATTACCTTTATAAACTAACTTTTTAAAAGCATCTGTATTTATAAACTCTGAGTAATATCTAAAATCAGCCTCTTCCCAAATCTTATCCCATAAAGTTTTAACGAAAAACCAAAGGTCATAATCCGATACTTTCCAATAATCTGCTATTTGAATAGTGTTTACTATTACATCTGTTTGCCTCCCGTTCTTAACTTGAGGGTATACATACCCACTTGATGCAGTCCAACTATCTATTATTTCTGCTTTAGTATAATCGTGGTCAAACTCTGACAAATCCAAATCACTTAACTTCCTACCCTCAATCGTTTTAAAGAAGTCGGCATTTTCTCCGTAGATAATTAACTCATATTCGATTAACTCTTTAGTCTTATTGATATTTACTAACTGAGCGTAACCTGTTATAACGGGTAATGAGTCTTCATAGTATGTTGCCTTTACTTTTTTAGTAGGATTGTAGAAAGGGTCAAACTGAACATTTGAACTAATAAACATTGAGGCATCAAAGTAACCACTAAACACTTGATTGTTTACTCTACTACTCGGCAGGATAATTGACTTGGTAAAATGCGACTTCCTTTGGTTAGGGTCTTGAACATCGTAAACGGATTTCGTAACGGGTACTAAATCCTCATCCATCAACTCTATCTGATACTCGCCTATTTCTAATATTCTATCCATTAAATTTTTTCATTTTCCCCTTTCCACCATTTATAGATGTCGACTAATATATGAATGGTAATTATAATAAATAATGTAATCATTAGTTATTATCTCCTGTCCACCATTTGTAAAATTTATTTTGACTTAAATTAATATTATCATATAAAACTTGTATTGTTAATATAATATTTATTAAAGGCACATACCAACTACTATGCGAATAGTATGATTTTCTTTTTTTAATCCTTTTAATCATTACCCATCTTGTGAGTAATACGCTTAATAAATAAATTGTAATTAATATTGTAATCATTTTTAAAATCTTTGTCTATATGATGCGTTTGTAAATTGTACGTCTATTTCCTCAATAAACATTCCATCTTTACGGGTGTCCTTATTAGTGTACGAACTTGTGCTTATTTTAATCGGGTAAAGTTTGCCATTCTGAAAGATAAAAGCTAAAGGACTTTTAACCATTTCTGCAATCCATTGACTTTCAATCGTGCTAATATAATCAGTTCTTAATTTGATTGAACTCTCAATCCTTGTGTTGAAAGCGGTATCTCCCGTTTCGTAACTTGAACGGACAAAACTATTACCTACTACTGCACCACCTTGTTTAAGATAAAAGTCTTTAGTTACTTGATAACTCTTATCGTTGGCAAAGTTGAAGTTGTAAGCATCAAATCTACCTACTTTGTTTAACCAAAAAATTCTAACGGGTGTGTACTTGTAACAATCTCTATCAACTTTAAAAGTCAATAGTTCGCTTGTAGGTGTGTTTACGGTATCTAATATCTGTATAGTGTACTTATCAACTGCATCGGTGTAAATCGGTTGTGTACCACTTGTTAAGGTTAAGTTGTTAATACTACCCGTTCCTACATTGATAGATAAGAATAACTCATCTGTATTAGTTGTTCCTGTAAAGGTATTGTTTTTAACATAAGTGCCAATTAAAGAACCATTAAATCCATAAGTCTTTATTTGAATTTTAGCGGCTGCAGTTGAACCTGAGTCTTGCATAAAACCTAACTCGAATAAATCATTAGTCCCAATTCTTATGTCAGCACCACGCAACCCCGTACAAAAGTATTTATTTGCAAAAGCATCTATAACATAGTCACGAATATAATCAGTTTTAAAAGTATCTTCATATTCAAAGGCGGTGTTGACTGCTATTAAGGTGTTACTATTTACGGGCGAACCACTTGCAACATTCGTATTAGTTGTTCCACTTAATTCAGCAAACTGAATGTAAAACTCTTTAAAAACATTAGCTGCTTTGTAAATGCCTGTTGTATTATTTACTATGCCCGATATATCATAGCTTACTTGGTTTTGAATAGTTCTCTGAGCATCAAAGTGCGCCTTATCTCCATAGATTGATTTCGGTTTAACGTACTGAGCTATTGCCTGACCTGCTACTATTGGTTTAATCTGATAACTAAATATTGGTTGCGTGTTATTCGTATCAACTAAAAAGTCAATGTGATTAAAAGCTGATACTAAACCGCTCGGTTGTTGATTGATTGTAATTGCCACATCTATAAAACAAAGTTAATAATGTTTTATTGCTCATAAATAGCTACAACCCAAAATCCACCATAATATCCATTGTGTTCATTGTGATTTGATATTGTAAATATCCCATCAGATGTTTTAACATCTAAAAATTGGACTTCGTGTTCGCCATATTTATCTTCAATATTAGGGGCGTCTTTTAATTCAAAATCAATAAGAGTTGAACCTACAAAATCAGATAAATCGTCATCAGTTCTCATATATCTATCTTCACAACATGACTGACCATCATCATATACTCTTAATTTTGTATCATCAGTAAAATTAAATACCAACTCATTTTCATCTATACTTACTTTTTTAATCACTTTACCAAGTGATAATTTTATAGCGTTCAACGTTCTTTCGTTACCGCCAAGCGATTGTATCATAACTCCGAATCCTTGCATAATATTTTTTTACAAATATAACTATTTATTTTATATAAACAAATTAAAATTACTCAATAGTTAAGGTCAAATTTATGTCCTCTCCTAAAGCCTCCTCAAGTCTTGCAGCTAAATCGTTAAAGGCTGCCTCATTAAAGGTTGGTTTCCAAAATGGTTTCTGATTAACCCCTTTTTGTTTGACTGCATAAGCCATTCTAATAGCTGCCTTTTCAATAGTGTCCTTTTTAGGTTTAGGGAATGCATTATTATTTGGGTATCTTGGTATGTAGTCCTTTAAGTTCTTAATCATATCCCTACTTGGAAATGGTGTTTTAAAACTAAACACTCCTGAGTTCTTAACTTTATTCTTTAAACCCCTTACACCCTCATCAAGATAAATGTAATAGTCATCTGCAGTAAAACCTATCCCGATATTTAATCCCTCTACCTTTAATTCAGTTGTAGTTATTGATTGACCTAATAATGGTTTGACTGCAAATTGACTATCTAAGGTTTCAACGGCTTTCTTTTCTCTTTCGTCTGCCCATTGTTTTAATACTTCACTTATTGTTGCGGTTATTTCTGCACTCATTTTATATCCGTTTTAAATATGTCAACATCTTTTAAATACGCCATGTGATTAAGAAATTCAAAGATAGGTGTCTTAAATATTTCATTCCTTTTTTCAAACCCTACCATTTTAATAATTACATCGTACCAACCCCACTTTAAGCTAAACCAAGTACTAACTCCCCCTCCTGAAAATAGCTTGGCATATCGTGATGAAATTTCAGCATAACAGCGCAAAAAAAAACTGCTATCGGATATGCAACCTCAATACTTAAATCGTTTTGAAATTCATTAGCTCTATCCATTATATCTCTTTCATCGGTGCATAAGGTTGCTAATATCAAATGTACATTCTCAATTATCTTATCAGGGTCTTGTGTTAAAGTTCCCATGCTTACCCATTGCTCAACATTCCAATGATGTACTTGCTGAGTAACTTTATAAACCTTACCATTCAATTCAAACTCTTTAACCCACTCATTGTCTTTCATCTCAGCATCGATTAAGAATTGATACTTAGCTAACCTTTTATCAAAGTCTTTAACTAACCATTGACTTGATAAGGTCTTAGGTACACCCTCAAATATGTCGAGTATTGCCATGCCTACCTCGTATGCGTTACCATCAAAGTGTTTAAATGCCGATTGTAGTTTTTGAAATTGTAGTATTGTTACGTCTTTAAATGTCATCTATTATAAAACAAATTTAATTATTCTTTATTGTTACCTTAAATGATACTTACCATAGTTAGGACTTACTATCACATGACTAAGGATATATCTAATCGCATCAACTCCATGATTAAGGAAATCAATAGGCTCATTCAATGCCACTCCGTTCCTATCAGTTTTCCAAACATAACCCCTAAACTCTTTGATTAAGTTAGTTGACCGCTTAGTAATATGTATTCGTTCAAGTGCTTGTATCTTTTGTATTCCATTTATTATTGAGTCCTTACCCTTTACGCATGGTGTTGCGTTTATTCCGTATGACCTTAAATCTGCTATTGATTTAGGTTCGGCTGAGTCACATACCACTAAACCACCATAAGGCTTTAAAATGTCTGCAATAGCTTTATTGCTTAATTCTTTTTGATAGGCTATTTCATCAAGTATAAACTCATTGTTCCATTTATAAACCATTACTATTGCAGTAGGGTCATTACTATAACCAAAGTCTAATCCAATACCTATGTACTTAGCCTCTTGAGGAACATTATCTATTTGATGCCAATTAGTGAATATAGTGCCTTGTACTTGTCCTAACTGACCTAATCCATACACTTGATACCAATTACGCCAATAGTCCGAAGTATCTCCTTTTACTTTCGCTTTCTCAATCTCTTTAATAATAGCTTGGTCTAATGCCTCATTGTCCTGATAGGTTATAATAATAAAGTCCGTATCTACTTCGCCTTTCAATTCAGTGTGCGCCCAAAATTCAGAACTTGGGTTATAATCTAACCATATCTCTTTATTAGTTCTTATGCTTAATTGGTGGTAAGTTTCAAACTGAATATTGTTGCACTCATTGATGTAAAGTATATCACGCCTCGCACCTCGTATCTTTGTTTCTTGGTCTGCACTAAAGAACTCAATGTAACTACCATTTGCAAAGGTGTAAGTTAGTAATGTCTTATTCCAATGAGCCTCATTAAATCTATTAGTCCATACCATCAACTTTAAAAAGTCTTTCATTGCACCCCTACGCAAGTGAGGGATTGTTTCACTAACTACACTTATCTCTAACTTATCTTTTTTTGTTGCCCTATCAATTAGTATTGCAAGTATTCCGTATGTCTTTCCTGCACTACTTGAACCCTGCACTATCTTAGTACGGCTCTTTAATCGTCTTAACTTCTTTATTGCTGAGGTATGCTTAAACACTACTCTTCTGTTTCGGGGAATAAAGGTTGTTCTACAATAGTTGTTTCTACCTTGTCTGTTAGGTTGTTTAACCTTTGAGTTATGCTTGGATTGTAGAACCCTAACAACCCTCCTGTTATTTGGTTTTCTCTTATCTCATTCTTAATGTACGAACAGATACCTACAAAGTCATTATAATAATTATCTTTATTCCAAAAGTATTGTTCAACATCTCCGTAATTCTTTCTACAAAACCTTTTAAATCCCTCCAATGTATAAGGCACTTTCTGAGGGTCTGCTACTCTCTCTCCGTCCTTACCTACATATTGAACTTTAAGCCATTGTTTAGCCTCTTCTTTTAGACTTTCTTTATATTGCTCAAATGCTTGTTCTAATTCTTCGGGTGTTTTAAATATTCTTGTTGGGTGCATGACTAACTTTTAATTATTATTTGAATACCTTTGTCTTGTTCTTGTTCTACTATTATACAATGATGTTCATTATACTTATCTTTTTTTACATTTACTTCTAATTCAGTTAGGTCTATGTAGATTAGTCTTTCTTTACCTTTAGATAATAGTATTGAATATAGTTTATCCATTAGTTTAATTCAAATCTAAGTTTATTGTTTTCAATCCTTGTTAATAGTTCCTCATTACTTACTGACTTCATTATTCTATCAATAGTAGCATCGTCATTGTTTACCCACATTGTTTTATTTTCTGTTTCAGTTAAGGTGTATAATCTTGGATGTGTTAATGTCGGTGGCTTACCTACTTCACTTAATCCCCAACCTATAACTACATCGTCTTTTTTATAATATGAAGTCATTACTGCCATTGTAGAAAAGTCCTCAGGGTTTCCTTTGCGTGGCATCAATTCATAACCTTGCGTTTTAATGTATTCGGTAAATGTATTACTTTTTTCCATCCGTATTTATCTAATTGTTCGGTTAATCAGAATGGCAGGTCATTATCATTTGTCAAGTTTTCGCTATCGTTTACTTGACTTCTTGAGTCCGTTGGTTTAACATAGGTATCAATCTCAAGATAGTGAGTAGGCTTACCCTCTACTATTGTTTGCTTTTTTTTAAGGTTGCAATTAACCCACTCTTTACCCTCCATAGCTTTGTTCAATGCTTGTAGGTCTGATTTTGAAAAACTAATCTTTAGCATTTTGCCAAACTTAGTTTCAATTGTCTTTGCGTTACCGCAGTAAATTTTTTCGCTCATTTTGTTGTTTTTATATTTTGATGTGGTGTATTATCCGTAACCTGTTTTGGTTTCTCTTTGGGTTTCTCTTTGCTTATTTCAATGTTAATGTAAAACATGCAAATATACTATTTAATTTTTATTTAGCAAAGTATTTATAATTTGACATCTTAAATCGTAACTCTTTTGCATGGTGTAACCCTTAGCATAATCTTGAAGTCCTAAAGCGTATTCATTTCGTTGGTGTTCACTTCTTATAAGTAACTCAATAGCCTTACGCCATTCTTTCGCACCATTGACTCTGATGCCCTGATAAGGCTTAACATCGCTATAAGTTCCTCCGTTGGTTATGATTGGTATTGCTGAGGCTGCACTCTCTAACAACTTAAGATTAGATTTGCATGAGGTGTATAGGTCATCATAACTCGGTAGCAATGCAAAGTCTATTAAAGCATACATATCCATGTAGTCATCAACACTTACCGCCTCTAATACTTTGACTTGATGTTGCCAATTTCCTGACCATATTCTTTGTAAATGTTCCCAATATTCAGGGACATAACCACTCGCCCCACCTAATACTCTTGAGGCTTTATATTTGTGAAATAAAGGTATTCCTAATAACCTATGGTCTAAGTGATGTGATAGTGTACCAATCCACCCGAATGATAACTCATGCTCAACTTGAGTGCCTCCTGTGGTTATTGCATTGTGAACTAAAATTGATTGAATATTGAATTGTCTGTATAGTTCATCTCTCAATCTCTTTGATGCCGTTGTAACAATGTCAGCATTTCTAAGGTGTGCAATTATATTACTTGTTATCTCTAACTCATTAGGTTGTCTGTTAAGATGCCACAATGGTCGTTCAACCCAATCATCAATATCAACCCAAACCTTACTACCTTTGATTTGAAGTTCTTTAATTGATTGTAACGATTGATGTATGCCCCTTACATTGTAAACTATGATGTCCTCAGGTTCGGTTACTTGAGCCACAAAGTCCACTTTAAAGTATTGAAACGGATTAAATAGTCGGTGATAGTTTACGCCTTGCGATTGACCTAATATTATTTTCATTATTCAAAAATATATTTAAAAATTAATAGAACCATAAATACATAAGCTATACAACAAGTGTACCCTAAAGAGTATCCTAATGTTTTTTTAATATACTTCATAAGTCTTTTGGTCTATTCGTTTATTCTCTACTCGGTAATTCCCATTCTCTTGAACTATCACTCTTGCAAATCCTAAGTTATGTTTGCAGTTGAAAGGGTCATAGTCGGGTGCTAAGGTACACAAACAACCGATTGAGTAAGTAGTATTCAAATCCCCTTGTAAATTACTCTCACTATGTTCTGAGGTTGTATGACAATGACCAATTAACATTGAACCTTTAATCTTATTATACACTCCCTTTGCAGGATTAACAGGACTGAAAAAACCTTTTACAATCATGTGACCATGTGTCACGGGTAGCTTACCTATCATTAAAACACTTGTTTGTGGTATCCAAACTATCCCTTTCTCTCTTAGCTTAAGTCTTGCTGATAATGTATAGTATTGGTCGTTAAATAAAACGGGTGCTTTTTTCATTAAGTATCTCATGTACCAATTATCATGGTTACCCTCTACAAAGTAGATAGGACATTTAAACTCTTCAAGCAACATATCTAAAAAGTCTTCGGTCATCTGAAACCAATCCCTAACATCTGAACTATTAGGTGGTGGTGCATCGTGATTAGTAAATGGTTCGTTATCCAATAAGTCCCCATTAATAACTATGCAATTAATCTTATTAGTCTTACCATATTCAAGAGCCTTACCTAATGCCTTAACATCATGGTTCGGAAAGTGGATGTCACTAATTATTAAAACATTGTTACACTCTTTCGGTAAGTCTATAAAGTTTCTTTTTTCGCCTTTAGATTGTGGTAAGTTAAATTGAGTTTCAATATCAGGCTTATGGTCTACTACTTTATATTTTAATCTACTTTCACCCTGTGCGCCTGTTACCTTTCGGACTATTGAGCGTGTGTTTTCGTAGTCACTAAAATAAGTTGGATAAGTTTCTAACAAATAAGTTACTATTGCGTTCTTACTTAATTTTGGAAACTCAGTCAATGCTTTAATTGCTATATCTTGTTTTTTCATAATTTTAATTTAAATGTCAATAAGGGACTCGAACTCTTATTACAAACTTGTTGGGTGTTACCTATTACACTAATTGACATCGTTAATACAAAAGTACTATTTTATTTTAAAAATCAAAATAGTTTTTTTAAACCAATGTGCCTTATCTTCTATTACTGACCTTGCATCTTCTGTTTCCTTTTCCATTAATTCAAATCCCCTCTTTTCAAACTCAGGTATTATTTCGTGGTTATCTAAGCAATTCACATGACCGAAACCCTCCTGACCTCTTACTGCCCATGAAGTAATTAAGTATTCCTTAGTGTGTTTAGTGATGTTGTCTAAGTAAATAGACATAAACTCTTTAGGTATATGCTCACCCACCTCAAGACTAATTGATAACTCACTTTCATATAACTTAAATCCATCTAATTCAGTTGTTAAGTCTGCCTCAATTATATTATCATAAACCGCTTGTTTAGGTTTATTACCCTCAATACCTAAAATATAAACCCAATTACCAAAGTAATCCTCAATGTCTTTACAATATTGTCCAAGTCCACAACCATAATCTACTACACTCATTTGCCCTTTTTCTTCAATAAAGTTACAAATCCACTCACTTAACTTCTCTGAGTGGACATGGTGGTGGTGTGCGGTTTCGCCATTCCAAAATCCTGTTTTTGATATTTCGCTCATTTTGTTTTTTGTTTTAATTTAAAAGTATTGTAAACTATATCTAATAATTGTTCATCACACCATGCATTTTCAAAATCCCTTTTTAATCTATCATAGTATTTTTTTTCAATATGGTCTGTAAATTCAATATATAACGCAACTATTAAAAGTATTGCAAACCAAATCAAAACTATATAACTAAGTATTATCATAATCTGTTAATATAAATAAACCAACAATCGTTCTCTATCTTATGTGGTGTTCCAAATATCTCAGTCACAGCTTGATTAACTCCCTCCCATGCCTTATAGTCATGCCCTGCCATTATTCCATTAGGTTTCATTTTAGGTAACCAACAATCAATGTCTTTCATAACTGCTTCTTTGCTGTGCCCTGCATCGATGAACAGGCAGTCGACTGACTTATCATCAAAGTATTGTGATGCCTCGTCTGTTAATGATACAATCGTTTTAATCTTATTGCCTATTAGTGACACATTGTAAGTATAACTTTCTTCTATTTCTGAGATACCCTCGTAGGCTTTTACTTCGTTTGCATC